ATCCGTCCACGCAGCGATCTGAATAACAGCGTTTTCAAGCGCCGTTTCGTTCAGGTCGGTAGCGACAGCCGGGATGTTCGAGTTGGTACCACCGGAGACCAGCGGGTGAGCGTCCGAGAACAGCGGTTGACCGTCGCCACCGGGATAATCGGTGTCGAAGCCGTTGTTCAGGACCGCAGCAGCCTTGGTCTGCTTGGTGTACGCCATGGCACGAGCCAACGCCTTGGTATAACGAGCCGAGAGGCTGTCATACAGGTTGTCTTCGATGGCTTCTTCCGTGAGCGAGAACCCGAGGGCAATCGTCTCATGGTTGTAGCGAGCCGTGAAGACTTCCTGAGCGTTGTCGTAGGCGATAGCCGAACCTTCGTTCTTAACCGGAGCAGCCGAGAAGCCCGACAGCTTGGTTTCTTCTTCGAACGAACGCTCAGAGGTTTCCGTTTCGAAAATCTCTTTGTGCTCTTCGCCATAGCGGGCGTATTCCAGACCGAACAGGGCGTTCAGGCCGGGCAAAAGCTCCTTGAGAAGCTGTGCGCGTGAAATTGCCATTGTTCAGTCTCCTTATGCGAGGCCAAGTGGGTTCAGGTACTGATGCATGCCCTGATTCCACTTCACGATAACCTCGGTGTAAGAACCGGGGCTACCCGCAATCGCGGTTTCATGGACAACATCAATCACGCGGATCGGCCACGCCGAGCTAGTACCTTCGGTCGAGTCAACACCGACCTTAGAGTTGCCCGTGATGGTCGAGCCGGTGTTGTTCGCACCGTTCGCCAGTTTGACGTTCGAGCCGACAGCAGCCTGAGTCAGGTAGCTGACGGTGTTCGAGTTGGTGCCAGCGCACACAGCGACCTTGAACAGCGCATCCGGGTCATCAAGGACGTAAGCCGTGATGTCGGAGATGTTCGTGGTGCCGGGATAGAACTGGCGGAAGGTCACACCGTAGGTGGGGTCCGTATAGGTGCAACCAAGGAAGACACCAACCGGCGTAGCAACGTCAGTACCGGTATCCTTGCCAACCGTACCACTAGCAAGCAGCTTCACGACGTCACCATAGAAGATGGCAGTCGCAGAGTTGGTTGCAATGGGGATTTGGCGCGTGGAACCGGCAAAAACCTGCCCGCCGATCAGATTGATCGGAAGAAGCCCGTATGGGCTCGTAACGGAAGGATATGCCATTGTTAAGCTCCTAGCTTAGCGTTTGCCACTACCGAACGAAGTCGTAGACCTTTTCTCCCTGAAGAGGGGCATACGATTATCGCTCTCGCGCATGAAGTTGTTGTCTACCGAGTCCATCTGAGCCTGATTCTTCTGCGCAAAGTAAGCCTTACGCTGGCGCATCATCTCATTCGGGGCTTTGCAGAGCAGCAACCCACCTACCTCGATATTGTCTTTGTAGCGGCTGTCTGGGTCGGTCATGCCATCAAACTGTGGTTGCTCTTCGATACGGACCGGCTCCCAACCTTCACGTCGTTTTGACATCAGGTTCTGGCCGTCCGCTTTACCTGCTGAGGCAACACGAATCCAACGGTACGAATAACCCGGCTGTTGATCCGGTTCTGGCAGCAACGAGGCCGGCTGCCATACTTTGGGCCTCTCCGACTGTTCACGTGTTTTACGCGGTGCACGACTAGATGAAATCTGTTCGTCCAACTCGTCCATGATGCTACGATCCGTCATATCAATTCTCCATCTTCATTACTTCACGAGCATATTGCTCGGGAGTCAGTCCAAACTTCTTGGCCACAGCCAATTGGGTTGTACTAAGCCTAATCTTTTTGGGGGATCGGCTACGAGAAGCGGGAGCGACAACGGAAGCAGCCCTAGGTTCACGTGTGACAGCTCTGGAGTCACCGTTAGCCACTTCGTCTCCCCCGAAATAATCGGGGAATCTACGACGGATTGTTTTGTCAACCGTCGCCCAATATTCGTCGGAACCAACAAACTGTGGGCCCCGTTCGTTTACGAGCTTTTGATGTAGCCCGAGTGCCGAGGCAGTCATCTCCGGGTCTGTACCGTACCATTGATTGCGCTCTTGCCACGCCATCGTCGTACGGTCAGGTTGCTGGATATTAGCCTGCCCTTGCGGGATTTGTACCTCAGTTTCTGGGGCCTGTAAAGTAGGGCGGTAATTATTAAGCTGCTGCATCTTAAGCGCTGCATCAGTTAGCTTGCGCTGTGACTCCACAACACGGTCTGCATCACCCGCTTCATAAGCATCACGGTACAACCGCTCCGCCTCTTTAAGCTCATACTCTGCCTGCTGCTTGTAGCTTGTCAGCAGGTGGTTTTCGCCGTCGCTAAGCGTAGATTTCAGCCGCCTGTTTTCTTCGTACAGGCGCTGCGCAGCACTAAGGGCTTCGGTCTGTTCACGCTGGTACCGCTCCTTTTCACGGCGCTCGTCGTGCCAGACTTTCTTCATCTGCTTAAGGCGGAGCTTTACCTTCTCCGAATACTCCTCAAGCTCATCAGCTTCGAGCTCGGCCACGATCTCCTTAGGCATAGGCTCTCGCCCACGGTCCTGCTCCGGAGTGTCGTCTTCGACCTCAATCTCGGGTTTACTTCGCGCCGTAGAAACAGGGGTTTCGTCAGTCTCGATCTCAAATTCAAACTCATCGTCTGGCTGGGTAGCCATGATTACGTCTCCTTTTGTACGGGCAAGCCCGTTTATTTGCGCTTGATACCGCGCGGGTCTTCCACAACAGCCTCAACGCTATCGTCGTTGATGATGCGGAACTCACGACCATGGATTTCCACCCGAGTACCCGCGTTGGGGCGCACAAGGACGAAATCGCCTTCTTTGCACCACGGGCCAGAGGGGAACCGCTTCTCGTCACGATAGGCATCAGGGCCTACTTTGACGACAAACAGCACAGTCGTGAGGAGTTCTTCCCGCTCAATCATGCTATCGGTCTTGAAGATGCCACCCGTGGTCTTCTCTTCGATGTCGGGGATGGCACACAGGATGCGATAGCCCTGTGGGTCGGGAAGTTGCTTAGCCCGGTCCTCGACGGGAACCTCAGGCTCTTTGAGTGGTGCGTTGAGCACTTTGCCGTCCACGCCAACGAGGGCGGGGGCCACAATACCTACGATCTCAGTCATCATCTTGCTCCAGCTTTTGGGCTGTCTCGATAATAATATCCTTAGCGGTCAGGAGGCCGCGATACCGACCACAGGCGAACTTGTACTCGCCAATCTCGGACGCCTTCCCCATCGCAAGGTCACGCTCGATGTCCTTGCACGCTTCGTCTATCCTGTGAGCTAGGTGTAGTAAGACTGTACTCATTCATTTTCCTTAGGCGGTGCATTGGAAACAGGGGGTTTCTCTGCGGTTTGTGCCATCTGCATGGACTCACGAGCGACTTGCACGCCGATGCGAAGCCCAGCTTCTTGCTCCTTGGCGGACAAATTAGCTTTATCCGTTGCAATCTTGGCCCCAACTTGGAGACCAGCGATTTCTTTCTGCGCGGCGATGCGCTCGCGCTCGACGTCCATACGATCCGTCTTCTCAGCGGCTTCGATCTGAAGCTTCTGCTGCTTCAACTGAAGCTCGCCCTGCTTGATCTGCAACTCCTGCATCTGCATCTGCACGATGGGGTCTTGAGCCATCTGCTGGTTCTGCTGTTGCTGAGCCTCGCCCTTGTTCTTCTGGAGAAGCTGGCCTGCGGCAGCTGCTGCAAGACGCGAAACCTGAAGCTCAACGTCTTCCGACATATCCGAGTTCGGGGGCGGCAGCGGGACGCCTGCCTGAAGCTCAATCTGGCGACGATACTCAAACGCCACGTGCTCTTGGATGTGCGCTGCCATGGCACCCATAATCTGCTGCGCCATCGGGCTCTGACCCACCAACTGTTGAATCTTGGGGTCCTGAATAGCAGCCATGTGGACGGTGATATGCGCCTCGTGGTCTTGGTAGATGAACGCCTTGACCGGCTTACCGTTAATGACGTCCATGTTCTCGCTGACCGGGTCACGCGGCTTGCGGTCGTCGTCATCCTTCAACGGCACGAGCTTGTTTGCGTTCTTGATGCCCAACACCTCCAACATCTGCCGGTGCAGATAGGGCATGTCGTAGATTTGCGGCGCACCCTGCGCCAACTGGATAACTGCCTGATACTGGACGATCTTCTGCGCCATGGTGGCAGCGTTAGGGTCGCTTACCGGCAGCACATCGACGTTGTCGTAGTCGGACTTCTTGGCCTTGCGGCTGCCTTCTTCCGGCTCGTAGCTGTACGTCTCTGGCGTATAGTCAGCGATGATGTTCTTGAGGAGCTTGAACTCCTGCTTCATCGAGTAGTGGATGCGCGCCTGCACCGCCGACATCATCTTGAGGCTGCGCTCAAGGATAGCCAGTGTCGTCCCCACAGGGGCGTTTGCCGACATGTCAGAGACCTGAAGGTCCGCCATACCAGCGAAGCGACGGCCTTCCTCTACGATGGTACCCAGCAGGCTGTAGAGGACCTGTGACGGCTCTTTATACGGCAGCGGCATGATGTTGTCGCGCATCGTGCCTGACGCCACGTCCACGTCTCGCCACTCAGCAGGGCTGATGGGCGTGTCATCACCTTTGACCCGCAGCCCTTTAGTCTTGAAGCCACCGGGCAGGTTGCTAAGTGTGCCTGCATCGACAAGCTGACGGATGAGGCTAGTGCCTGACTTGGCAAAAGCACCGATGAGATGGATGAGGCCGAAGGCGTAGAAGCCAAAGCCGGGTACGTAGGAGTAGTGTACGAAGTGATTGCGCTTGGTTTTGAGCTTGTCGTCGGGCTGCCAGTTGCGCCGGATGGCGAGGATTTCGCTTGATCCCTTCTCAATCGTAACAATGTAAGGAAGAGCGATACCCTCATCGTCCTTGTCCCTAAACTTGTCGTCCTCGATGATGAGATCGACCTGCATTTCCAACAGCTTATACCGGTCGTCGGTCGTAGCACGGAAGCCAAGGCGCTCCGCAATCTTCTTCTCGACCTCATCAAGCGTATTGTCAGGCTCGCCAAGCTCCACGTCGCGGTAGAAGCCATCGCGCTGGAGCTTTTTAAGCTCGTTGGGCGTCTTGCGCATCACATGGGTGACACGCTCAGCAGATTCGAGGTTAGACGCGCCATAGGGCACCACAACGTCGTCTGCGGGCACGTACATCGACACCTGCCGCCCCATCGACGGGTCGTAATACACCTTCTTGAACGCGTTACCGGCAAGACCCAAGCCCCACAGCATCCGCTCGTGCTCCGGGCGGTACTCAACCATGCGGTCGGTCAGCTGGTAGTTCATATCGTCTTGGACGCGCCGCGCTGCATCGCGCTTTTGCGGTGTTTCTTTGCCAATAATCTGCGTCCGCACCGGTCCTTGGGCCGGGAACGTCTCCATCATGGTCTCAGCTTGGAACTTAACGACCGATTCAGCGAGGAGCGGGTGGTACACACCGCAGGCACCGGGCCACGGCTCGGTGCGGTCCTCAACCTTCATCCCCAGAAGCTCAAGACCATCGACGTAAGTCTGTATCCAGTCGCGGCGACTGGCGATATCGTCGTCATAGTCCCCGATCAGGTCGCCTACAAGCTCGGTTAGCTCGCCTTCACCAAGGGCTTCCGCAAGGTTTTCATTAAATTCTTGGTCCTCGTCGTCATCGCCGGGCTCAATCTCGATCTCCAGCCCATCCATGCCGATGGTAACGGACTCAGGGTCCTCGATCTCGATCTCAATGTCGGGTTCTGTGTTCACTCCCGGCATTACACCTCCGGAAAACGACGCATCAAGACCCAGCGGCGCTTGATTGAGAGCTTTATCGACGGCCATCAGTAATATCCCTGTTGCTTACGGCTCTTAAAGTATATGATATCGTCTGGTTCGTCGAGGTTGGTTGTTACGTAGCCACCCTTACGGAACCGGTGCATCGCCATAGAGACGGTATCGACGTAGTCATCATGAGAACCCGCAGGAAACTCAGCCACTTCATCAATGACTTCTTCCGCCCAGCGGGTGGGTGGTGCCCATACTCTTCCGGAGGCGAATATGTCAGCGACGGCGTTCAACCGGCTGATCTTGTCATTGCCACGCGTTGGGGTGAACTCCTGTACTGGGATGCCCATAGCACGCATCTCGTAGATAAGCGGCGCACCTGACGCCTTCTTTTCAATGATGACGCCGTCCGGACTCCACTCTTTATACTCCTCGATGGCTGCCTTTTTAAGCTCGGGGAACTCCATGCGGTCGCGGAAGGCGTTGAGCAGGATAATATTGGCCTGAGATATGCCCGAGTCGTCTGCTTGGTAGAACACACCCCACGTCGTGCACGCCGAATAGTCGGACCGTGAGGTTTTCTCGAAGGCCGTATCCCAGCTTTGAAGGATAAAGTCGCACGACGGCGGTATGTCGCTCGACCACTCCTGCCACCACTCGCGCTTAATAATAGCAGCGGACTCAGAGATGGGGTTCTGCTGGTACTGCGCTTGCCATTTACTATTAGGGACGTCTCGTTTTACTTTTAGAAGCTCGTCCAACTCCCAGAACTCAGGCCACAGCGGCTTGTCCGAAGGAAGAATAGCAGGAAATTCAATAACTTCCCACTCACCCATACTCTCGTTGGCCGACGCATCCTTAAGGATTTGCCCCGTCAGGTCCCTTTTAGACCAACGTGTCATGACGACGACGATAGACCCACCCGGTTGCAGACGCTGACGTGGCCCAGAAGTATACCACTCATAGGTCTTGTCGTAGATATCTGGGTTGATTTCCGCGATAGCTGCTTCTTGCTCGCTGTGCGGGTCGTCAATAATGAGGACATCGGCCCCTTTACCGGTAACGGCACCACCGACACCGATAGCGAAATAGTCCCCGCCCTTGCTGGTGTTCCACCTGCCGGCTGCCTTTGAGTCTGCGGCTAGGCTCAGATCAGGAAAAATCTTGTGGTAGGTTTCTGTATCTACAAGATTTCGCACTTTACGGCCAAAGCCCACCGCCAGCTCCGCTGTGTGGGAGCACTGAATGATCTTCTTGTGCGGGAACTTGCCGAGGAACCATGCAGGTAGAAGGTAAGAGGCAAACTCGGACTTGGTATGCCGGGGCGGCATGTTGATAATTAGCCGCTTGCACTCGCCGCGAGCCACCCGCTCAAACGCATCAGCCATCTTGGCGTGGTGCCTGCCACCGATGAACGACGGCCACACCTCCTTGACGAAGGCGAGGAACTTTTCTCGGGCAAGCTTTGTTGTTTTAAGTTCTTGGAGCTTCTCCAGCTCAGCCAGTAGCCGCTCCTGCTCATGCACCGGGAGCAAAGGGAGAATCTTCGGTAGATCAGCTAGGCTGATGTTGGACGTCATTACTCGTCGTCCCCTTCAGGGGTCTCGTCTTCGGGGCCTTCGTAGAAGCCAAACTCGTCGTCCAGAGTCGTACCAACGGACACAACGTCAATCACGTCGGCGTCCAGCAGGCGCTTGACCCGCTCCTTGATGGCGCTTTCCAACGCCTCGGGGCTGTTATAGTTGATATTGATTTCGCTACGCTGGGTGAACAGACCGATATCGCTATGCTTGCCTAGCAGCTCCAGCGCCTTAAGTTCAAACTTAGTCTCGCCACAGTTGGCTATCTCTAGCAGCTTATTGGTAAGCGCCGAGCGCACTTGGTTAGCGTCAAAAGCCATGTTCTGGCCGTACTGCTGAAGAAACGCCTTGGCACCCAATGCTGTCGCGTAGCTCGTCAGGGGAGCCACATGCTGCCCTTTTATTGCCCCTTCAAGTAGCGCCTTCTCTCGCTCGTACGTCGCCGGGTCCACTTCCAGTGGGACACCCATCTCTTCCAAGAAGTCAGCCGTATTGGACACCGCCATCAGCTCATCCATGAAGCTGGGGGTCTCAACATCTTCGGGACTGTAGGGTAGCGGGACTGAGTCTGTCGGGTTCAGTTTAACTTTGGGCATAGGCGCAGCGTCCGGTTTGAGGGAGCAGACCTTGCCTATAGTGTCGTACGGGGGTGCATGTAAAGTGGGTCCAGCCCTCCAGCAACGGGCGAGGCTGCTGATTATCCGGGTTACCCCGTTAGGGGGAGGGTGGTGGCAGATAGCAGGAGGTTTGGGTCCCATCAAGGGGGTCTTCCCATGGTGGGAAGAATGAGGCGGTTTTGAAAAATATATAGGGGGTGG